CTTCTTGACAACCTCAAGAGGCTGCCGAAACGCCCACGCCCACCCACGCCAACCGCCGGGCACACAAGGCAAGGGAGGACCCGTGAGGGTCGACCACACCTTGCCGCCACTGTAGAAGGCCATTAACTCGGGCACCCTGTCAACAGCGCAACGGTCTAGATCCTCGAAAGGATCCAGAACACGTCCCGCCAAAGCCACGGCAAACCTAATCGCTGACCTACGGTTAGCCCGCCAACCGATCGAGAACCTCCACGAGGCCAACTCACGATCACACCAGCCACGCTCTTCGACGCTCAGCTCGTCCTTAGGCACCCACGTGACACTCTCAGAAGAGAGCACCACGTTGTGCCCAACGAACGACCGAGGGGGCCGAAGCCCAGCATGCAAAGGTAACTTAAATCTCTGCGTCATACGATACGCCAGGCGGCCACGAAAACCCAACTCGAAAGTCGAGAAACGGGACCCCCGCAACGTACCGATATGACTCTTAAAAAACAAGTGGGCGGCGCGGAAGCGCAGGACACCCACCAGGCCAGAGACAAAGTCACGAAAAGAGGAGGATAAATCGAGAGGCGTGTCTTGAGACTCGAGCATCCCAAACCTGACCGTAGGAACAACGTACAACTTGGCACCGCGAAAGCGGACAAGAGTAGAGTTGAGACTACCTTCAGTGGGATGAACCGAGGTCTTGGAGCGCTCCACGACCAAACCGAGGCGATCGACTTCTTGCATCCAAAACGAAGAGAACTTCGGATCGGAGAAGAAGAGGATGTCATCACCGTTGATGGCCAGCGGGACGCTCTTGTGAAAGAGCTTCCCACCGTACGCATCGCAGGCAAAACGGAAAGCCGTGTAGTTCTGGAGGCACAACAGAGGGAAGCTCAGAAAAGCGCCCATCTGTTGTCCCCTGGAAGCCACGAAATCGATACGAGACGCAAGATTAAAAAGTCTAGGACGGAGAGACTTCATCGCGTAACTCTTAACAGAATCCGGCACAGAGACCGAATTTGAAAGAGCCGCCGAAAGAAGCGCCTCCGCGACCTCAATAGAGAGGCCGTCAGTAGCAGACTTATAATCTCCGGAAGTCAAAACCCCCTCTCCAGCGCAAAAACCAGCTCGTTCAAGAGTCTCGGCAGACACGTCCCCCCTATGAAGCCACTTCTTCCTCGAGAGGAAGTCGTAAAGTGACTTATGCAGCGGCTTCAGAATCAAAGATTCTGAAGGCTGCTTTGTCAAGGGACGTGGCTTGCCGGCACTTTGCACAACGGTCAACTCAGCTCTGTACTCATCAAAGGTGCTCGAAGAGCCCCCCAACGCGACCTCCAGAAAGGAGGCGTGGTCGATACCAGAACCAAGTTGGCCGCCCTCAGAACGAGGACAACCACTGCAACCAGAGAGACCCGGTACAGTCGTGGTCACCCTAGACTCATAAAGACCGCGATCCCACCCAGGGTGGAAAAGCGACTTCGAGAGTCGACGGGCAAAAGCGACGTAACCAGGAGGGAGAGAGGGAGGAGGGGAAGAGAAGACCTCGGCAACCTGATCAATAAGAGGACGCTCCATACACTGGCAAGAGCCAGGAAGGAGCTTCTTTATTGACTGATACGCCATGACTTCCTCGGGAACCGAGGAAGGACACGACGTAAGCAGTTTCTTGACAAGTGACAACAACTGCGAACAGTCATCGACACAAGGTGCGAAGGTAGGGGAAGGGACTTGGTACAAGTCACCCCAGTTGGAAAGTGCTTTGGATACGACCGAAATCGTACGGAGCCGAAAGTCGCGGCATCGCCGCGCAGCGTTAAGCCCACGAAGCTCAGGCATGGTGTAAACCAAACTTGCCTCCGGGATAGACAAACTGCTC